ATTTTCTCTTCTACGTCGCCATAGAGTTGGGCTACACGAAGATCTGATTCTTCTTGCTGCTGACCCATTGCTTGTTCCAATAGGGCTGTGAGTTCTTGGTGAAGTTCCTCGTCTGTGAGTTCCACCACTTCTTCTTCTACTGTCTCTTCTTTCTTAGTTTTCTTCTGCTTTGGCATTCGCACTTTCTCCTTTTAGCATTCTGAACATTACTCTATCTCTGTCCCAGATTACATCTGCTTCATTACGGAGATACTTAACCAAGAGTTCAAATATCTGTTCTGCTTCCTCATAGTCAAGAACGTCGTTGTCCTTGAGTTCGCCTAAGTAATTAATAACTGAGTTAGTTTTAAACGCTTTGGTAGCATAGTAAATATTATCCTGCAAGCCAAAGTTCTCATCATATCGCCTAATAAAGTCAAGTATATCTTTTTTATGCATCATCATTTGTACAACTCGTCTATGCTTTTGGTTATCATATCCCACTTGTATTGAGTTAGAATCTTCTTGTGTGCTTTTGGAAAGAGATCAAACATTTTCAAATGAACAAGGTCTTTCCAAATCTTAAATGTTTCTTTATCAATCTTCTTTACTAACTCAATCTGTTCTTCTGGAAGGTCCATTGTTTCCATTGTCTCATACTTGATTGACTTTATGAAAGCAATGTCCTGTGAAGTTGAGACTAGCAACAAAATAATCTGGTCTGTCGTAGCCTTAATTGTGTTGTGCATATGCCCTAAGTCCAATAAGATTGCTATGAACCTATAACATAAGGCTCCTCCAAAGAATAATGCGGCTGCTGCCCAGACTTCCATTTTACCTCCAAATAAAAAAAGGGGAGACCCGTTATTGGATCACCCCTGTATTATACCAAAGAGATGCTAGAAATGCAACTATTATTTTGATTTTGTTTCTTTTTGGAGTCTCTGAATAACACGGGCGAAGACTTCCTCGATTACATCAGCGTTAACTTCAGCAAGTTCTTCTTCCTCTTCTTCTGCTTCCATTTCTTCACCGGCTTCTTCTTCGCCGCCTTCTTCTTCAGCACCCATTTCCATATCCATATCCATTTCCATTGGCTCTTCTTCTGCGCCCATTTCTTCTTCGCCGTCTTGGGAAACTTCTACTTCTTGTCCGAGAACATCTTCGAGTGCTCTCTCAAGTGCAGACATCAACTGATCAACGGAAACCATTGCGCCACCTGCTGCTGGCTCTTCGGCAGCCATATCCATTGGCTCTTCTTCAGCGCCCATTTCCATATCCATTTCCATTTCTTCTTCTTCTTCGTCGAGAGCAACTTCGTCCATTGCCTCTTCGTCTTCTTTACCATAGCCTTCAGCCATTTCTTCTTCTTCGTCTTTGCCGTAGCCTTCTTCAAGATCTTCTTCTTCGGAAAGGTTTTCTGTGACGAACTTATCGCTAAGACCACCGATGGTAGCCAACTTCATAAAGCGGCGGATGGTGCTTTCGTTCAACATATCGTTCTTTTTCATTTCTAATATCTCCTTGTGTTTGTCAAAAAATGAAACAAAATCATTAATAAATAGTAATAGGATTCCTAAAAAGCATTATAAAATTACGCTTCTAATAGGTAGTCTCGCTTTTATCTAAGAACCTTTTTAATTCTTTCCCTGTTATACCTAGTTTGCTCAGGGCTTTTTCTTCTATTTGTTTTACCCTCACGAAAGAAACTCCGAGCCTGTCGGCTACTTCTCTTAGGGTCATGTGGCTGTCTGGGTGATTGTTTACAGCGACCACTGTACAGTTCAAGTCTTGTTCATAATCTATCCATAATCTGCAACCTGTCCTGTTGCAACTTTGTTTTTGGTTTTCGCATTGGTCATAACATTTCATAAATCTGGGAACTCCTGTTGTATTATGTCGAAGATGTTTTCTATCTCCTCTTCTTTTAGAGCGAACTGCTCTTCCACTTCCCTAGCCTTCTTGCGAATGGCTTTTCCTTTACGGAGCCTTCCTTTATTATATTTCATTTTCTCTTCCTTGATTTTCTCTACATAAGCAATCAAGTTGTCGTCCCCACGAAGATAACCAGTCACGATGTCTCGAAAGAACTCTCCTTGATAAAAGCCGTCGTAGTGGAGACGAATACGAAGATCGGCGTGTCTCTTGTCGGTTTCCTTGAACTGGATTACCTTGTTGAGATTACCATAATCTATTTCGTATTCTTCGCTCATTTGTTCCTCATTAGAATGTGAGTGAAACTCTCTGCTTGACCTGCCGTTGTTTGTTGGACGAACTTGGCTTTGGCTTGTAGGTCGTTGATTGTCCTAGCACCTGAGTAAGACATACCACTTTGGATACCGCCTTTGAGGTCAGCCAAGATTGTATTCACATCACCTTTGTATGGGATTGTGGTAGAGATACCCTCTGGTGTAGAGGTCTTGCCTCGCCAATTAACTTGGGCTTCGCTTGACGCCATACCACGATAGACTTTGTATTTTTTGTTACCTGCGTCAAAAACCTGTCCCGGTGCTTGGTCTGTTCCAGCCAGCATTGAGCCAAGCATAACAAAGTCAGCACCAGCAGCCAGAGCCTTTACAATGTCTCCGCTAGTTTTCATACCACCGTCAGCAATGATTGGGATAGGACAGCCAGCCTCAACACAGTCCATAACTGTCTGAAATGTTGGAACGCCGTGACCACTTACCAGTCTGGTTGAACAGATACTTCCTCCGCCGACGCCGACCCTTACGCTGTCTGCTCCCCATTCAGCCAAGGCACAGGCACCTTCGCCTGTTGCTACATTACCAGCCATAATGTGAACTGAGTTTCCAAAGACTTTGCGAAGGCTGGCAAGGGCGGTCTTCATCATTGAGTGGTGCCCGTGGGCTACATCAACGCAAAGAACATTGGCACCTGCTTCTACGAGAGCCTGTGCTCTTTCCAAGTAATCACCAGTCACACCGATGGCTGCTCCTACATTATTTACTTCTACAACCTTGGCTTGCTTTACCAGTTTGGATTGGTCGTCAACACTATTGTAGCGGTGGATAATACCTAACCCTCCGTTCATTTCCATAGCAACCAACATATCAAGTTCGGTTACTGTATCCATAGGACTGGAAATAATAGGCAGGTCTAGTCCAATATCTCCCAAACTATTCTTGGTTGATAGGACTGTCCTGCTTTCTATGTCTGAATACTGGGGAACCAGCAAGACATCATCAAAACTCAAACTAGCCATTGTGCAATCTCTCCTTCATTAATTTACTCATCTTGTCTCTTGTTGCTTGGGATACAGCATTCTTAGCGCAGCCAAGGAAAGAAGCAACTTTGACTGCTTGTCCTGTTGTTGCGTAGAATGTGCCGTCAGTATCACCGTCTTGGTGTAGGCGAAGACCATACTCTTCTATAAGTTTCTGTTTGAGGAAAGTGTATTTCTTTTTTGTTTCTCTCTCCACATAAACGCCAATGTCGCCGGAACCAGTCCAGTATAGTTGGTCGGTCTTTGTTCCTTTGCGACTGGGAGAGACAGGATCTCCACAGGCGTCTTTCTTGTATCGCAGGTTATTGTCTTCGCAAAACTGCTTGAAGTCTTTCTTATTCATTAGTATCTCCAAATACTTTTTCTATGCCCTCGGCTACTTTGGCTTGGCAGTCAGGGCAGATTAGGGTTACACGCTTTTGTTCTTCACTAACTACTACTCGCCAAGTCATAGCCATTTCTCTGCTGGTTTTATCAAAGGGAGCAGAGCAGGAAGAGCAAGCGTCAGGTCGCAAACCGAACATAGATACACTACGAACGAGTTTGTCTTGGGCTTCCTTCTTTGCCTGAACTTCCTTTTTTCTGCCTACTTTCTTGGATAGTTTGCCCATTAGCGATCACCTGTGGAACCAAAGCCACCTTCGCCTCTGGTAGAGCCATTATTGAGATTATCTTCGGTTGCTTCCTCAATACCACAATGAACAACTGGGACGAGGACTGCCTGAGCAATCTTGTCTCCCGGCTTGAGAATCTGTGTCTCTGCTCCAATGTTGTGGAGGTTCACATAGATCTCTCCGTCATAGCCGGGATCAACAACACAAGCACCTACAACCAGTTGTCGCTTAGAAGCAATGCCCGATTTGTTTTTGATTTCCAGCATATATCCTTCTGGGATCTCTGTTTTCAGCCCAGTAGAGATTAGGTTGCTTGACCGAGCAGACAGCCAGTATTCTCCGTTGTCTTCCAAGCAAGCACCTCTGCCTCCGTTGGGGCAATAGAATAGGTCCATACCTGCGTCTGTCCTGTGTGCCCTAACTGGTAGTTTAGCGTCGGGTCTAATCCTAAAAAACTTAATGTTCATACATTCTCCTTTTCGTGTTTGCTAATCAATCTATCCAAATACCACTTGGCTTTCTTCAAATCCTCCAAGGGATTTTCTTTGTGCCTGTGGCGAATAAGATACTTTACAACATTGCCTTCGCTGAAGTTTAGATCCCATTGCTCAATGGCGTCAATAACTTCTAGGGCAGTTTTATTGTAATGCTCTGGGTGGTTTACTGTTTCTTTAATCATTGTTTATCTCCTCCAAGTATTGTTTAAGTTTGTCTGGGAAGTTTAGTCTAGCGAACTCACCGTATAGATCTAGGGCTTTTCTATCATAAGCCTCTGCTGCTTCTTCGGCTGTTGCCCAATAGCCCAACTTAATATTTCCTCCTGTGCCGTTGCCAATGTAAGCACTAAATCTTTTTTTTGGCATACTCTCGTGGTATGTTACTTTGCCTGTTTTCTTGCTTACATACTTGTGGCGACTGGGCTTTTTAACTTCATAAACGCCCTTGTAGCCAGACTGACTTGTTCTTCTTGTTCTCTTGTTTCTTAGGTTTTCACTATGGCTACAAACTCTCAAGTTCTCTTTCCTATTGTCTAGAGTATCTCCATTGATGTGGTCAACGCACATGCCCTTTGGGTTTCCCATTACAAGTCTGTGGATGGAGTCCCTTCGGTTGCCGTCCATAGCATAGTCAGATGAGGAGTTGTTATTATGACAATACCACTTCTTTGGTTTACCTCTCTTGTCCTTTGCTTCAACAACTTTCTCATAGTCTTCATCATCTACAAGAGAATACTTGTCTGACAACTCGTGTTTATTTTTCCATAGTCTAATCTTTTTCATCCCCACAACTCCTTGTATCGTTGGACTGCTCGTTCTTTTGCTTTGGCTTCTACCATTACATCTACATCCAAACCGAATGTATCAATCTTGTTGTAGATATAATCAGAGTGAGCCTGTGGTTTGATCTTGGGATCGTTCTGTTCGTCTGGTCGGCTTTCACTGTAATGAATGACTGGTGTAATGTCACCCCAAGTCATAGCAGCATAAAGCATAGCCTCTTCCTGTTCCAGTCCACCAGTACAGAAAAGGTGGTGGTGTTGGTCGTGGACAATGGGAATACCAATCTCTTGGTATACACTGTCGTACAATTCCTTGGTAGAGTAGAGCGAAGCCTTGTCGTCATTCTCTACTGTGAGCCGAGACTTGACTGCATCGGACAAGCGGTGGAAGTTCTTACAGAAGTTAGCAAGAGCCATAGGCTTGTCGTTGTAGTGTGCGCCGACATGGATGTTGAGTTTGTTGTATGGTGTGCGAGACAACCCAAGCATATCAAAGACTTCACCGTGGATCTCCAAGTCACGG